ACCAAAAAACACAATCTTCTATCCTGTTACTTTTTGATGTATTATCTAAAACTAAACATTCGTAATTTTCAGTACATGAATCCATGACCTTATTGAACATGTCAAACGTTGGAAAAATACCGAAAAAGGATTTGTATAACTTTTCTCGGTTCTGTATGATATTTTCACGAAGAATGAAAACGTAATCAACGTTTGCTCTAAGCGCTGGTGGTAAATCCATACAGTATTGCATGGTTAGCATAAAAAATATTTTCCAGTGACGCCCATTCATAAAGCATTGGCGGATACACGTATCTTTCATAAACTTAGAATCATACATACAATCGTCTAAAAGTAGAAATGCACCACAATTGCTTCGACCTGCACCAACGAGTTTCTTTTGTCTATCCATAACACGTTCTATAGCTTCTCTATCATAATCTGCATATATGAATAGGTCAGGAACGTACTGTTGATAATAGTGATTACCTTCTTCAGTTGCTGATAAGACTATTCCTGCTGGTAAATGTTTCTTGTGATATAAGATATCCGTAACGAGTGTTGATTTTCCAGTGTTACGCTTACCTATAAAAACACAGACCTTATCATCAGCCATACCTTCAGGCTTGAATTTTCGAAGTTGAAGATTCATTTAACTTAATGCCTCGTTTTATTTTATAAAATTTTACTCACATAGAGTAAGAATGGCTGGTCGATTAAACCTTGCTGTCACGGGTATCCAGGACCAATGGCTTACTGGCGAACCTGAGTTTTCTTATTTCCTCATGAATTTTAAAAGACACACTAAATTTTCCATAGAACCTATAGAAACACCTTTTGATGGTTCTATTGATTTTGATACGGCTTTGGAGTGTCGAATACCCCAAAATAAAGGCGATCTTATTCGGAATATGATGTTTAAATTTACTTTACCTCAACCTAAACAAGTGGATAAAACATTTACGGTTACTGTGAGTGGTGGTAAGTTTTATATAGACGGTGTTCAACAAGATACAATTACACTTTACGAAGGTACTACGTATACATTCAATAACGCAGACCATGCATCTCACCCTTTTAGGTTTTCGGAAACGTCGGATGGTACTCACGGTGGTGGTTCAGAATACGACACAACAGGTGTTACGAATGCGGGGTCTGCTACTGTTACTTTTGTACCTAGTGATGGAGCTCCATCAACTTTACATTATTATTGTGGCGCACATCCTGGTATGGGTGGAACTATAAATGTACGTCTTCTTAGGTATAGGGAATCTATTGCTTCGTATATTATAGACTATGCAGATTTACGTATAGGTGGTCAAACTATAGAGCGTATAACGGGTGATTATATATACATGTATAATCAGATACACAGTAACGAAGATGATATTTTACAAACCCTTTACTTTTTATCGGGGCATGGTAATCATATATCTGTAACGTACGATTGGGATTATAGTGTTTTTTTACCGTTTTACTTTTTTAGACACCCAAGTTTAGCTATACCTGTATGCGGACTTACTAAACAACTTGTAGATGTACGAATAAAGTTTAAGAAACTGGACGATGTAACTGAATCGTTAAACAGATCGGATTCTTCTATATCTGATCCACCAACGGGTATAACATCTGAACTTAAAAAGGTTTCGCTCGTGAATGAGTTCTTTTTTATTACAGAGAATGAAAAGAATTTTATATTATCAAGACCAATCGAGTATGTTATTACACAACTTCAAAAATCAGAATTTAAATTTAAAGCTGGTGAATCTAAAAAATCTGGTATGCTTAATTTTAAACACCCCGTTAAGGAAATGTTTTTTCTTGCGGTGAGCGATGATGTACATAAGTATGAAACGATTAAACAGGTTACCATGAAGTTTAATAATAATACGATCGTAGACGCTGATACTTTAATGTTATGTTACGAACAACCTCTTAAATATTATACGGGTATAACGAAAGGTAATTTCGGTGTGTATAGTTTCTCAATGAATCCAGAAACGTATTACCCTACCGGGCAAGTTAATATGAGTAGAATAGCACACAATTTAATAGAAATAGAACTCGATACACCGGATGCTAATTTTGGACACAAAGTATATGTATATGCAGTAAACTATAATGTTTTGCGCATTGAGAGCGGGCTTGGTGGTTTAAAATTTTAGTCATATATAATAGTAATGGCTGGTCGTGTTCAATTAGAAATATCTGGCCCACAGGACGCCTTTTTTACGGATGATCCCGAATATACGTACTTCGTAAAAAATTTTCAAAAACATACAAATTTTGCACCTTTTTTCCACGATTTAGACGTGGAAGGTGAAGTTGAGTTTGGTAGTACGGTAAGGTGTACTATACCACAAGATCAGGGTGATCTTATCAAAACTGTAAGTTTGAAGTTTGAGTTATCTAGCATACAACAAAATTTGATTAATGGTATAGATGGTATAGGTTACATCGAGTCTATAGGACACGCTATTATTGAGTATGCTGAAATATTAATCGGTGGTAAGGTTATTCAGCACATACCAAGCGATTTTTTAGCGATTTACTTTGATAATTATGTAACGCATACAAAACAAGAAAACCTTGCTAAACTTGTTGGTAAGCCTCCTATAGAGGCATCTGGTACTCCTGTCGATTCAACATCAATAGGGGGGTATTTAGGACTTGCTACGTCTAACCAAAAATTTTTCGTCGATATCCCCTTTTATTTTTATAATAATCCCGAACTTGCTATTCCTATTTGTGCTATAGATAAACAAGAAGTTGAGATTGTTATTAAACTTAGGGAACGTGGTGATTGTGTATGGGGTTATAGTGCTTCACAACCCAATTATATATATTATTTAGCTGATTATGTACCTACAAAAGGTCTTATTAAAGACATGAAAATAACGACCGAAATGGTATCTTTGGATAGTGAAGAAAGGGCTAAATTGAAATCTGAAAAAATAGATTATACAATTACACAAATTCAAGAATATAAGGATATAATACCCCAGGATCCAGATGTTAGTAGTCTAGTAAATACAACACATAGACTTAATTTTACAAACCCTGTAAAGGAACTGTTTTTTATAATTCAAAGAATGAGAAAAGTGACAGGTGGTAAGTTTGTTAGTAATTTTGATTACGATTCACTTTTTCAATTATATAGTACCACTAATTCATATACGAATTTTGAACATTTACAAAGACTCGCTTTAACTTTGGATGATTCTGATGTTATCGAAGGAGCTTCTGGTGAGATTATAAATTTACGCGCAGTTCAAAGTGGAATACACCATACCAGAACACAAGTGTTCAGGCGATACTATTCGTATAGTTTTGCTTTAGAACCCGAACGTTGGTATCCAACAGGTCAAATCAACTTTAGTATGATTAAAGATCAGATACTCAAACTTACAACAACACCCGATAACTATTGTAAAAGAGAGCTTAGAGTTTTGGCGCAAAGTTATAATATACTCCGAGTGGAGAACGGTATAGCTAAAACAATATACAATACATAATGAATTTACTTGAAAAAGATGCACAGGATAACATCGTAGAACAGATACAACAATCTGCTATAAACGTTGTTCAACCAGTTATGGAACAGTCTATGGTTCTTGCAGCAGAATACGCTAAAGCGTGTGGTCGTGATACTGTATTAGGAAGAGACCTTGAATATGCGATGAAATATTGTGCAATGAATGAAGTTGGTAAAAAGACGGGTTCGTACTTTCCAGAGATTTACGAAGAAGATGAAGAGAGTTGTAGCGAGGATGATTTGGAAATTATAGATGAATGTGATGAAGATATTGAGTTTAAAAGATACTCAGGACGAGACTATAAATTTGTTAAAATGAACATGGCACATGATAATTGGGGTACGTGGGTGCCGAAAAATCCGACAGAACAGATGTTAAAAAATGCTATAGATAATAATGAACAACTCGGGTCCTGAAGGTTGGTCGTCTAAATCTGGGTATTTTAAATTATCAGATGATATATCTTCAGATGGGGATATATCAGATGAAGATAGTGAGACTGAAACTGAATCGGAATCATCAGGGTATAATTCAAGTAAAGATGAAAAGCCCAGAATGATGAAAGGTTATATGAAAAATACAAAAAAGTATAAAAAAATTTTATTCGAAGATGATTTTCTCCCAGAATAAAATCTCAATTTAATATATAAAAAATGTCTGCTCAAGAAACTGCTGTACTCGTCGCCCGCGAACTCGAAGGTCAATCTCTCAACGCTATCGTTGCCGGTTTTTCCTTTGCCGCCGCCCTCTCATGGATGGATTTGGTGAGATGGGTTGTTAACCAAATCGTCAAAGTCAACAAGAATGGTGGTATGAACTACACACTTACTGCGTTGTTCACTACTCTCTTGTCCATCTTGGTCTATGTCGCTGTCTCCCGTGTCTCTTCTAGAGTCCAAAAGCCAGCTGCGCCAATCTTCGCGGTTACTCGATAATTTTCGGTTTTTTCATAACTATGAGTAGGAATAACCCAGTTGCGACTACCAAAAAAATAGATAAAAATGAATCCCATCTATGCGGATCCTCGTATTCGGGGATACTCATAGGCGGTGGAAGAGAGTCATCTCTTCTTAGTTTAGGTATATTCTCAAATTTATCAGTAGAGCATGTTACAGCAAGTTTTAGTATATGATTTGCGTTTCTAAAATCGTATGGTATTAAACGGTTGTTACTACTATAATAAAATTTAACATGTAGATTTTGTATTGTTTTTTGAGCACCAGAGTCGAAATTATGTTCTACAGCGTCATCTACACCAGAGTAGTTAATAACGTCTCCACACATGAGTATTCTTCCAGTATAGAAAGGTGATTCTGAGTAAATGGTCTTGTTAAATTCATCTGAACCGCTACTCAGTTTTACAATAATAGCATCTGGTCCCTGTAAATTGATACTACCGGTTGTGAGTGATGAACTTGTCGATGATATATCATTTGCTGGGAGACCAAAAACATCGTGTGGAGTGGTGTATCCAGTTATTGTAGAATCGTAACCATTTGTACCCGTTTTAAATTTTAACTGAAAATCAGTTGAACCGGTTATGGTTATAGAGTTCTTATCTTTATCAAATGTAGCACCTGTAATGGGTCCGGCTACTGCTGTCGATGCTGCAACGAGTTCAGTTGCAAGTTCTTTTCCACCGTAGTTTCCTTCTGTGAGTGTTAGTGTATAATCCGTGTTAGCACTAATATTTCGTACCTGAAATACTTTGTTTCTTGCATGTATCAAAAACTGACTATGGTGAATACGGGCTGATATCATTGATATTTTTGTAACTTCATAAATGGGTGTTTTCAAAAATACTGTATAGTCTGCTGGATTTGGATACAGTTCTGGGTTACGCTCTCCACTATCTATGTCTAGGGTATGTACCTTCATTAAAATAACGGGCTATTATTTTAATGAGTGTTTTTACTTAATTAATTTAAGAAAGGCTGTGTGCAATTGGGTTTTGTACGAGTTGTCTTCTTGCCAAATCTAAACTATTGTTAGTTGCATTTGGATTAATATTACCTTTATACGCGTTGAATTGGTTATAATCATTTTGTCTATATTGTTGAGTCCATCCACCATCTGCTGAATTGACTCTCCCGTCGATTCGAGACGTATCCGATCGAACACTTGTTATCATACCTCCTTGGTTAAGTGGATCTGCACGAACATTCATTCTACCTGCACCCGCTGGTCTTCCTGCTTTACCTCTTCTATCATCTGGTCTGAAACCATATTTAGTAAGTTCTTCAATCGTATATGAATCTCCAAAAACTCGCTTTTCGCCAATCTTTGTAGCTGGTGCTGATAAGTAACCGTGTGAGAATTTGTGTATTCCTGGTGCTGGTGCATTTGCGTACGAATAAGCTTCAATGTTTCCATCTTTCTTATTACGTGTTGGTTCTTGAGCGCGTGTTAATGCAGAAACAGTTCTTTTTGCACTAGCAAAATTGAGTGTATCTGTTCTGGAACCTGTTTCAGATCTATTTGTTGTTCGTTTAGTTCTTTCGTGTTCTGATCTTGGGGTTCTTCCTGTCATACCTTGAGCACGTCCCGCAACTGGTGGGAGGCGTTCATGTAAAAATGCGGTTTTTTCTGGACGATTATTACCAAGTTCTCCCATCACACCTCTTCTACCACCCTTACCATCATAAGCAGGGCCACTTCGTCCTGGTAAAGTTGTGAGACGGTATGCACCTACATTTTCTGGGTTAACTCTAAAAAGTTGTTGATGACCACCGACTGATGGTACATCCGCAGAAACACCAAGACCTGGACCAACATTTTGTCTCTCTATTGGTGAAAGGTTATTCATTCGACCACCATCATACATCATTCGATCTCGCATGGACAAAACTTCCTGTCCCGAAGATCTCGATTGGGGTGCAATGTCTCCAAAAGCAGGTACTTCTTCCTTCGAAGTATAATCGGGTTCAACGAGTGGTGAGAGTGGTCCTAGGTAGGATGAATCTATACTGATAGTTCTGTCGGATTCTGACCTGAGTGGTATATCTTCTTCGACAGATTTTCCTTCTATGTTATAATTTTCGTCTGTTTTGCTTAATCTACGTCCGGCATATACTAGGCCGGCTATAGCCAATATGGATACGGGGTCAGCCATTCTTATTTCTTATTAACATTTTTATTGAGGTATCTTTGCTGAAATAAACCATTTTGGAGTTCGGCACGCGTACTCGCTGGTTCGTAAGTTCGGGTTCTGAGTGGAACTTTACACGCGACATTTTGGAGTGGATGTAAATTTTGTTCATATGTTTTTGCTAATACTTTATTAAATTGACTCGTCGATTGTGGGCGAAGTGTATCACTTGTTTCTATATACTGAGCTGGTGAGCCTTTACCTGCCATGTATGGAGCTGTTCCATATAACATTGTATTAGGTCTCGCTGAGGTGTAATTCAAAGTACTGGGCTGAGGATACAACAAAACTTCTTCAGTTGCACATACTTGTGGAACGGCTTTGTCATTTACAATTTTTAATCCTGGTTGGAGTTGATACGCCATTTACTATTACAAAAGATTTTGTTTAAGCAAATCGAGTATTCAATGTTTAAATTAAAAATTATCGTCTATCCCCATTTGGATTTAATCCAGCAAATGCTTCGAGTTGAATACCTCTTGCATTTGGATTACATAAACGTGGGTCTTGTCTGCACGTTTGATGTCCTTTTTTACCGTGTAAAAATTCATAATATGGGTCACCTGCCAATGATGTAGATGGCATAGTTACAAATTGTCTAGACATTGCGTTTCTTTGATATTCTGGTGCGGTTGATCGTGAACGACCTGGACCGTATTTAATACCCCCTGTTGATAAATCAGTAGCCTGTTTCTTTACAGTTGGGTAATAGCATGCACTTGGTCTGTTTGGTCTGTCGTTAAAATCACTTAGCAAAACATTACCCATTGGATTATCTTCACTTGGGAGTTGGCAAGCACCTGACAATCCCAATTGTCCTTGTGTTGGTCTAGCCAATGCTTCCCTGACCATATCTGAACGCTCCATAATGTAAAGAACACCGAGTGCTGTTCCACCTAAAACAAATATACGCGTGTCGCGTTTTATGAGATATATTATACATGTTGCATAAATAATGAATCGTGCAGTTGCATTAACACGTTCTTCTGGAGTAAGTGTAGTTGAAGGCCAAAATTCTAAAACCTTATCTGAATTGATGAGTTGTTTTGGATCTTCGAAAAGAGATGCCATTTATATATATTGAGTTTATTTTTTACCACCACCTAACATTCCACCTAACATACCTTGCATGGTTTTCAT